TTCCCCAGCGCCACGGCAGCGGGGTGTTTGTCTTTGGAGGTTGAAGTAGGTTTGGGCATGAAAAATTAAGATTGGCGGTAAGGAGCACATTTGCTCCCGCTAGGCTGTGTAGTCATCGAGCGCATTTGTAGATCAGCCCCTAGGTAGTAGAGATGATTGTCATCCGGCTGCACAAAACCCGTAAGGGTGGCGGCTGCTTTTGCGCGCACAGGTTCACTTTGAGCTTCACCAGCTTTTGCAGCAGCCGCTGCTCCCAAAAGACGCTGGAAAAGGGATCGGCGGTTCATAATCGGGTTTTATTGAAATATTACACCAAATCCAAGGCAGCCCGCGCCGCCGCATCGGGCAGCGCAAAAACAAGTTCATCAAACAGGTTCCACGCCCGCTCCTCTTGCTCGTTCGTTGGCGATTCCTCCCCCCAGGGGATTTCCCAGCCGCAAATTTCATAAATGGACAATTCCTTGAACGAATCGCCCCATGGATGCTTGCCGTTCATGTACAGCGACATCCCATCCCCTCTCCAGGTGTTGATCAGCCACTTCCCCTTGGCCAGCAGCAGGCAGTGTTCCCGGGTCAAGCCGCTCGATTGGTACCTCACATAAGCCTGGTGCAGCCGTTTAATCTCCATCGCCTTGCCCACTTTGTTGATCAGGATATTGGCCCATCCTCCGTTTTGTTCATCGTCGCTGCGTCCCGTCCACATGGCGATCTGGCGCAAAAACAGCAGATCCCGGTTCTCCACCGTCCACTGGCCCACGTAGTCCGTGCGATAGTCCAGACACTTCGGACCCCGCTGATTTTTCTCATTAAGATCTGAGCAAATTTCATCGCAGAATTTAGCCCAGATTTGGCGATGCTCCGGCACCTTGTCCTCATCATCTGGCACCAGGCGGATCGCTGCCACAATCGCTTTTTGAAGATCCGTCGCCACCTCATGGTGGTTCAACACATTCTTCAGCGCCCATTCAAGGCATTCTTTGGAGGTTTGCGAATTCATAATCGGGTGCCCCAATCCTCCACGAAAACCCTTTCGTGTCAATGCCGATTACTCATCCCAGACACATCTTTTGCGCGAAGCGCACCCTCCGTAGCTTTAGCGAAGGATGGGCTCACACCTTCCCCTGTATCTTCCACAGCGCGCTGATGTCCCTTACAATCCACGGCTTCTGCTCCGCCCCCAGCACGTTGAAGGCCAGTTTGAAGCTCGTGGTGTTTCCCAGCAGGCAATTGATGCGGTGCTCCACCTCGGGATAAAATTCGCTCTCGCTGAAGCTCAGCGTCTCCGTCTCCTGGTTCAGCGTCGTCACCGTCACATTCAGAATCGCCCGGCTGTTCTTCACCGTGCGCCACAGCAGGGCGATCAATGCTTTGCGCGTGTCCGCCCCCGCCAGATCGATGTAGCCTGTCTCCAGCACCGTCGTGTTCGCCTGGTAGTAGCGCACGCCGCCCAGATCCACGTAGCCGTAGCCCGCATACTGCACCGGCACCGGATCACTCGGACTGTGCGGCGTGAAGGCGCTGCTCGTGGCAAAGGCGTCGCCGGCATCGTTCTGGGCCGCCGTGTCCCACACAAACAAGTTGCCGCTCTCGTCAGCAAACACCATTTCCGCCCGCTCGCTCTCCATCGGCGCCTGGGCGTAGATGCGCGGGTAGTCAAACGGCCCCACCAGGCCGTTGTTGGCCAGATCAAAGCCAAACATGTTCAGGCTGCCGTCCAGCACCGGCAGCGTGAACCACAGGTGCTGGCTCTGCCGGTCCACAAACAGGCAGCCCCGCTGCGGCGTGCGCGCCAGGGCGTCGATGTCCACCCGCTCCCGCAGGTAGGCGTTGGCCGCCCGCGCCACAAAGTCCGTCTGCGCCACCATGCTGGCGAAATCATTGCCGATGCGCTGCGCGCTCATGCTGCGCAGTTGCAGGTCGGCGCCGAGGTAGTACAGCGATTTCCCTTCCAGCAGCGCAAAACTCGTGCCGTTCACACAGCCCGCACCGCTCTGGGGTGAATACTGGGACACCGGATCAGTCGGGTTGTTGGTGTCCAGGATGATCAGCCCGCCCCGCGTGTGGATGTCCAGGCGGCTTTCCGTGCTGATCAGCGCCGTGATGTCGGTGCTGCCCGGGCTGCCCGTGGTAGTCTGCAGGTCGATCACGCTGAGCTCCGCCAGGCTCACTCCTTCTGGCGCCAGCTCGTCAAACGTCGCCGGCTTGCTCGGGTAGAGGCGTTGCGGATACAGCGTCACGGCCCCGCGATACACCTGCTCGCTGGCCATCGCATGGTGCTTGTGCGGCAGAGGCCGATACTGATCCTCAAACATCTCGCCGCCATCGGCCGCCGTGCGGATGGGTGTATTTGTGCCTATCTGCACCGTCTTTGCCGTCAGCGTGGCCGTGTGCGTGCCCGTGCCTGCATCGGTGATCACCGCCGGCGTGCCGTCAGACGTCAGCGCCAGCAGCCACCGCCCCGTGGCCGTGCCGGCCTGCAGGTAGTAGTCGGTGCCCGTCGCCAGCCCCGCAGGCAGCGTGCCCGTGGTGGTCAGCCTCAGCTTGTCCCCTGCCGACCATGCGCTGCTCGCCAGCACAATCTCACTCGTGGAGGCGTAGCGCGTGAAAGTCCCCGTCAGCCCATTCGGCACGGGATTGTCGGGATCCACCAGCAGGTACGTCTCCTCGGGCACCTCGCCATACTGCATGTACAGCCGGATGTAGGGGAAGCGTCCCCCCTCCGCCGTGCTGTCCACCGGCACCAGCACCCGCACGTCGTTGTAGCTCCCGGCGGTGATCGCCAGTTCATTGCTCAGCGTGCTCGAAATCCCCTCGTAGCCCAGCAGGTCGGTGCCGGGGTCCCAGTAGCGGGCGTAAAACGTCACCGTGCGATTCGTGAACCCACTGCTGATCCCGCTGCCCGCGCCTCCGGCCAAATCCGTGGGCCCGTAGGTACCCAGGTCCACCGTGCTGTCCGGCGTGGCCGTGCTCGCCTGCAACAAAGTGATCGCCTTGCTGTCCGCATTGACGAAGCTGGCGATGGCGCTGTTGCTGTTGGCCAGCGCCGCCGTGCCAGCGGTCAGCGTGTAGAAATACGGGTCCGCCGTGGTCCCCTGCCCGCTCAGACTGCTCAGCAGCGCCAGTCCTGCCCCACTCTGCTGGATCTTGACCTTGATTTTGTTGTTGCCGCTCAGACCCGGAAACAGCGCCGCCCGCGCCGTGAAGGTCAGCACCACGCCGCCCGCGCGGCCCGTGACGTTCCAGTAGGCCTGCGTGTTGGTCGTGGTCGCCGGAGTCGTCAGGCTGATCACCGGGGCCGCGGGCGCCACGTTGCTGCCGCTCTTCCGCCACTTCCCCGGCGTGCCCGTCCGGCTGATCTGCGCGATGTAGTTGTCATCGATGCCGTTGCCCAGGTAGATCGCCGTGAAAAACCGCGTGCCATACCACCGGGCCGTGTTGTCAAAGCCTGTCCCCAAAATCTCCCAGGTCGGACTGCCCCCGGTGAAGTCGTAGCTGCCGCTCGTGTACGTGCCGTCGTCGCCCAGGTAAAAAAAGCCCCGACACTCCCGCGCCGGCAGATTGTAGAACAAAAGAAAATTCTTCCCCTGCCGCGCCACCCGCAGCGCCACCGTCTTGTCCGCATCCGTGAGCCCCAGCGCCACAATCGTGGCGTAGATCGTCAGCGAGGTGCCGATCCCCCACAGCCGCCCATACGTCGGCCCGCCCTTGAACCCTCCCTGCGGCCGCAGGATCAAATTGCGCGCCGTCAGCAGCTTCGCCCCCAATTGCGTCGTCTCCGCCAGCGAGTCGATCGGCTTAAACGCAGGAACCGAAAAAGTGCGGGACGGATTGGCCATAAAAAAGTAGCGCGGGCAATCCTGCCCGCTGGGTTCACAAGTTGGGCAAAATCTTCATGAGGTGCTTCGCCTGGTGCGTCGCATCGGCCAGCGCATCGTGGTGCGTGCCTTCACGCGCCTCCTCCACCACGTCCGGGTTCAGCGCCTTCACTGTGCGGTAGCAGCGCTCTCCCGAATATTTCCAAGGAACGGGGATGTCTGCCCTGCGGTAGGCGGCCATGAGCAGCGCGCAGTCAAACGAGGCTCCGTTGCCCCAGATGCGGACATTCTTCAAATCAAGGCAGCCCCCAGTACATTGGCTTACCCATTGGATGAATTCACGCAAAACATCGCTCATGGGTTTGGCATGGAGTTGTCCGTTCAACAGTTGAGCGCGTGCTTCTTCGCTCTGCTCCATCCACCACAGCATGGTTGATGGGTCCGCTTTCATCCCCAGCTGCATGCAGCTTTTAGGTGCAATGGATTCTTGGAAACCGCTGTGAATCTCCCCATCCCGAAAATGCACCGCCCCGATCGACAAAATCACACTGCCAGGCTCGGTGCCCAATGTTTCCAGGTCCACCATGATGTTCGTTTTACGCTCCATAAAGCTCCAGTGTCCCCGGTTGCGGCCCTTTGTTGGAGTAGCTGCTCCACTTCTGCATGGCCTGTTTGAAATCTTCCCTCACCTCGTTCACGTCGCCGATGAACTGCGGAAACGTGCGAAACAGATTCCTCACCACCGGGTGCAGAATTTCCACGTCTCTCCCGCCCGGCAGTAGAAATGTGCGCGTGTCGGCAAAGTCGGCGATCTGCGGGGCCCGCAGGCAGGCCGCAAACTGCAGGGCCTGCTGCGTCGTTGGCAGCGTGTCGAATTGAAACCTTGTCGCCGGCACCTGCAAATAGCTGAGACTATCCTCCATCAGGTAGTACTGCGGGGCCGCCTCCACCAAGTTGCCGCTGCTGTCGCGGGTGGCGCGCACGTCCTCCAGCCGCTGCTTGTTCGGCACGGGGTAAATCCGTGTGCTGCCCAGCTTCACCGGCTCCTGCACACTTTCCAGCGCGTAGTCCAGATTCACGCAGTCCTGATACACCGTCGCGGCGATACCCGTCGTGCTGTCTCCCAGCCACGGCTGCTCCAGACTGGGATTGGTACTCAGCTTCTGCAAACGGTTCCACGTGGAACCGATCTTGATCGTGCAGCCCAGCATCCAGCTCGCGTATCCCGAAAAGGTGATCGCCGTGCTCCCGCTCGTCACGTCCAGCGTCACGTCCAGCGGCGCACGCACCAGCGCGCTGCGATCCTCCGCCAGTTGCTGCCCCAGCAGGGTGTGCAGCGCGCTGTTGATGTCCCGCACCATGCGCGCCGTCTCCGTCGTCGTCATCGTCGCGCCGATCTTCTTTCCCAGATCCGGCAGCAAAAAATCACGAATGTCCGCCGCGCTTCCCATGGCTTACTTCTTCCCCGCCTTTCCTTCGCGCTTGGTCTTGGGCTTGGGGGTAGCAGGAACGGTTGGCGGTGCCGGTGCCGGCACTTCCAGCGGCTCAGGCGCAGCCTCTGCGCGAAGCGCACCATCCGAAGCCTTGGCGAAGGACGGGCCCGCTTCCGGCTCCATACTGGGAGCGCCACTTGGCAAGTGGCTCTGGACCTCCGTTTTTGCGCTTTCTTGCAGCAATTCCTCCGTCAAAGGGGTGGGGTCCGCGCCAGGCTCAGCCTCAGCTTGCGCCTCGACTCCCGATGAAACCAGCGCGTCCCCCGTGGGCACCGGGGCCGCCTCCATCTCGGGCACGGCCTCCGGCAAAATCTTCTCTTTCTCTGCCGGGCCTTTCGTCTCCCCCAGAAACTCCTTGAACGCCTCCAGCGCCTCTGGCTGCTTCTCCAGCACCACCGGCCTGACCTCGATCATCTCGCCGGCAATCACCCGGCGCTCATGCGTCACCGTGTTGTACGCCTCGATGTCCTGGCGCAGCTCGCTCTCCAGTTGCGCCACCTGCTTCCGTCCGCGCCGGTCCCACTCCGCCTTGTCCTGGCAGACGTGCATCGGGCAGCCGTGCATCGGATCAAAGGTCATGCGCGTGCGCGTGTCCAGCAGGGCATTGCCGCGGTTGCGGCTGGCCAGAATGACGTAACGGAGAATCCACATGGCAAATCGGGGTTGAAGGTGAAAACAGGGAAGGCCTGTTTGGTTAAATCGCCAAAGATTCGATGACGTGAGCAATTTTGGCTCGGATCAATTCCACTTTGCCGAGGCAGTTTTGAATTTCACGAGTGAGCGGTGCAGCTGGAGCCTTGGGCGGCATTTCTTCGGCGGTTCCTTGGTCACAATTGTTGGGACGAGTCACAAGGCTGAGCCGACCCATGAGAACATTCACATCATTCACCAGTGCGTTGGTTTGGTCCTGAAGAAACTTCATGGACACCTCCACTTCGGATGCGGTTGAAAGAGGATTGTAAGGAGTAGGGTTTGTTTTCATCGGGTGGGATAGAATTACAATTGAGGAAGTCCGCAAAAAAGCGGCGCAGACAGGTTGCCCCGCCTACGCCGCTCAACAACGCATTTCTGCGCCGACTGGGATGACTACTCAGACAATCGTGGGCAGTCCGTCCGGATTGACCGCCACGTGCATGACCGTGAAGGCCGGGATGCCGTCCACGTTCGGGATGGCATTCGCACCGTAGCTCAGGTGCATGCCCAGTTCGACAAACACACCCGCGTTCTGGCGCTCCTCGGTGCGCTGGCCGAAGCCGGTGCCACCGTCCGCTGTCACACGGCCAAAGCCGGAGAGCAGGGATTCACGGCCCAGCATGTACACCAGGTTGTAGGGCTGGCCCTTGGCGTTCGCTGCGTAGATCTTGCTGCCCACAGGCAGGTCGCTCCATTCGCAGGTCTTGCCGCTCCAGATGCCAGTGTTCCAAACCACACTGCCCACCGTCGTCTTGGCCGCGCCGGCGCTGTTGGTGGCGCTGAGGAACTGATAGACGGTGATGGTGTTGCTGTCGGCGGTGGTGCCGCCGTTGGTGTCCAGGTCACCCGTGGGAATCACCTTGTAGCTGGCAAAAGCCCACTTCCCGGTGGTGGCGTCGTAGGCGATCACGTACTTCACGTTGCTGGTTTCCGCGGCGATCTTCTCCTGCTCGAAGGCCTTCCAGCGCGCGCCCTTGAAACCGAAGAAGTACGGGGCATTCAAGGCTGCCTTGTTGCTGGCGCTGTTGCCGCCGCCCTTGATGCTGAACACCGCTGTGCCGGCGGCGATCGCTTCACCCAGGAAGGCATATGGAGCCGCAAAGCTGCCGCTCGGTCCGTCGTTGAGCGCGGTCTGCAGCTGCCACTCAAACATGCGCGTGCCGTTCCAGCGGGGCAGGCCACCGCCGAAGAGGTAGTTGCTGTCACCACGCACGCCGGCATCCTTGAGGAAGTTGGTCCAGGTGGAGGAAGTGGTCAGTTCCTGCATGGCAAACTGCGGCGCCATGAGCAGATACTCCATCACGTCGTTGTAGTTGTCGTCGGCGCGCATGCTGAAGGGCATGGAGCTGTTGCTCACCTGGTTGTTCTTCAGACGGTTCACGTCTTCCACCGCCAGCGTGTCGGCGCTGGTCAGTTCGTCCAGGGTGCTCTTGTTGTTCGCGTAGCGCACGTTGGTGCTGGCCTTGGCCGTGGCGGCGGCCACGATCTCTGCCTCGCAATGCGTGCCCATCAGCCAGCCGAAGAAGTCCTGCAGATAGCCTCGGGTTTCGGTGTCGATGATTCCCACGCCAATAAGTGTCTGCGCGGCGGCCACGTTGTTGTAGTTGTAGCCGTGCCACTGCACTCCCGTGGTCAGGGTGTACATCTTGTCCTTCACCTGCACGCCTTTGCCGGTGCGGTAACCGCCGGCACCCTGAATCCCGAAGCCGCCACCTGGGGCGCGCACGCGGAAGTTGGCTGTCTGGCCGTAAATGTTACCCGTGAGGGTCGATGTGGTGATGATCGCCGCATTGGGGAGGCGCTTGTTGAGGTTGCTGGAACCGCGGGCCATGGCCCCGAAGGGATGGCGCGGCATGGCGTTTTTGATCGCCACGCGCTCCCAGGCTTGTTCCTGGTAGTTGGTTCCGTTGGCGATGATGAGGGCCGCGGTGTCGCGCGGCGCGATGTAGGGTACGTTGCTCATGGCAGTGTATGGTATGGGTGTGTTGCTTGCGTCGGGGCATGACCCGCCCCGGGGGTGTTGTGTGGGTGTGCCTTTCTCCGGTGACACGGGTGGGCTGGGCGCATCAGGGCGCGGCTCACCACGGCAAAGCCGGGGTCTGGCGTTTGATTGTGTTGCAATAGATCAACCGCAGTCGTGGCGGTTGAGGTCGGGATCTGTCAGGATGTGCCTGGTGTGTTAGGCAGCGCGAAACCTCGTACCAGCAGGCGCAGGGGCCGTGCCGAATCGGGCGGCGTACAGCAGCGCATCCGCTTCTTCCCCGAGCGGTTTGTCAGAGGCGAGTAACGCCTCAAACGCAGCCAGGGGATTTTGCGGGGCGATGCCCATGACAGGGCTCGCGCTGGCCGACGTGCTCACAACGGGCGCGGCGGCGCTGCTGGGCCGTACGGCCGCAGGAGGCGCTGCCACGGCCGGCGGTGCCGCTGGCTGCGTGACGGTGGTGTTGGTCTTGGCCACCGGGGCAGTCGCCGCCGGCTTCGAGGCCCGTTTGACGGGCATCTGAAATTCGGTTTCAAACCGCTGCGCGATGCGCGCCGCCAGTTTGATCTCCATCTGCGGGTCCTGCAGCACGTGGTCCGGTGCTGTGGCACAGAGTTGCTTGAGCTCGGCCTCGTAGGCCAGCGTCAGCGGGTGCTGCGGATTGGCCAGGTCGGGAAACTCCGCCTGCACCTGCCGCTCCAGATCGTTCAGGATCTGCGCTGTCTGCATCTCTGCCTGCTGCTCCTGGAAGAACTGGCGTGATTCCACGCGCACACGCTCCTCGCGCAGCTCGGCCAGGCGATCATTCAGCGCCTCCACCTCATCGGCATCGATGACTTTGTTCAACCCCTTCTTCTGCTCGGTCAGGTCGGCAATCTCCGCCTGAATCTTCGTCAGCGGATTTTCCAACTCCTCGGCAGGCGGCGCTTCCTGCGCCGGCTTGGCCGCTTCAGCCGCAGGTGCCGCCGTTTGAAACGGGGAGGGCAGCCCCAGCATTTGATACGATTGATTCAGCGCCTCCGCCAGACTCAGTGTCGAGTCCTGCTTGCGCAGTTCCAGCGCCTGCTGCTCCACGGCATTCTGCGCCTGGATGCGGAAGTTGTTCGCCTTGCTCGGGTCCCGCTGGCTGGCCGGATCAAGCGCCGGCGCGGCTGCTGCCGCTGCTTCAGTCTCAGGCGTCACGGCCGTCTCTTCCGCTGATTCAGCCGCCGCTGCGGTGGCCACGGCTGCTGCGGCCGCTTCGGGCGTCCCGGCCGCTGCCTGTGCCGGTACGGGCGTGGTTGCTGCCGCAGTCGCCGGGGCCGCATGCAGTTGCGCCAGCAGTTCAGCATCACTCAGTCCGGACAGGTCCGGGAGTTCGTCGGTCGGCTGCTCGGCAAAGGTCGTGTCGCTCATAGATCGGGTATGGGATGATTATTCAGGCCTGCCGCATTGACCGCAACGCATTTCTACGCCGCCGCCGCTCTCAGGCGGCGCCCTCCGTAGCTTTAGCGAAGGACGGGCCGCAATTTCCAGTCAAATCCCCAGCGCCTTCATCAAGGCCGCGCATCCCACCTGCCTGCTCACCGCCTGCGGATCATACTTGCCGTCGGCGGTGTATTTGCCGCAGCGGTACTGGTCGGTGAAACTCCACAGGTAGGGGCTCGGCACCCCTTTCCGCCGGTAGCCTGTGCCGTTGTAGTTTTCCAAATTCTCCAGCGCACTGCCCGGCGTCCAGTCGCGGCACAGGTCCAGCTTGTCGCACTCGATGGCGTCGATCGCCGATTCCTCCCAGGTGAAAGGCGGCTTCCCTACCTTGGGCCTCCCCTTGGGCACCTGTACCGTCCGTGCCTTGAGCGGATCCCCGTTGTGCAGGTGCTGGTCAAATCGCAGCCCGCATTCCATGGAGTGAATGATGCCCACCACCCACCACGGCAGGGCATCGTAGTTGGCCGCCACAGCCCGGTAGCGTTTCTCGTTGGCCTTGATGCGCTCAGCCTCTGCCTGCACCGCCTCCCGTTTTTCAGGCCGAATCTCGCAGTCGCGGTACTGCTTGGCGTAGGTGCTGGCAAGAGGGCTCATAGGTTTGGGTGGTGACGGTTTGGGTTTCAGCCAACTCAGACTGAAAAAGTCGCGTAGCGCGGAGAAGATCATGGCTTGGAATTCTTTTTCTGATGCCGCCGCCGCTGCCCCGTACTTCGCCTGTCTCGTTGTGCGGCGATGCTGATGGGTGTGCCTTTCTTCCCGGCGACCAACGCAAAGGTGTGCACCAGCCCGCAGTCACAGCAGGCAATTTTGAACGGCACTTTGGAGTAAACCTCCCAGTCCTCGTTGTCCTTGCGCTGGACGAACCTGCTCATGGCTGCACCTTCCCCACGGGATTCTTCGCCGCCGTCCGCGGCCTCCAGGCATCCAGGTTGCGCAGCTCCTGCGCCGTGGCCGCTGCCGCTGCGCCGGCCTTACCGCCGGTCAGGTAGCCCGTTCCCGCCGCCAGTGCGGTCTGGGTGGCGTTTGCGGCGATCTGCTGCCGCTCAGCCGTTGAGCAGGATACGGCCCCAAAAAGGGCAATCAGGGTGACAATGGCGGCCAGGAGGTAGTGGTGTTTCATGGTGGTTATTGGGTGGGTAAAAAAAAAGGATCAATCTCGGTTCTTGCGGTTGGCATTCCACGCGAATCCGCCGACCAGCCGCAGCGCCGCCCAGCGGATGTTGGCTCGCCAGCGCGGCAGGCCCTTGGCCTCGATGAGTTCACGGTACACCGCATCGGCCTGGCTGCGCCGCACCGGGCACAGCGTCCCGTGCTCATCCAGATACCCGGCATTGCGGTACAGCCAGTCATGCACGCAGGCCCCGCGCTTCGAGTCGCCAAAAGGTGGCGCCAGCCATTGCAGGCACAGTGGAATCGATTCCCCATCAAAAGTGAATCCAGCCGGCACCTCGATGATTGCATCCAGGAAGCCCGAATAGACCACCAACGGGGCCAGCAGTCTCAGCGTGTGAGTCTGAAAACCCTCAGTCACGTCCAAGGCTTGAAATTCAGTGATGAACTCGGCGCTTTTCATTTTGGGCTGCGTGCCTCCATCACGGCAATCCGTGTTTCGTGGTTGTTCAGCATCGGTTCCAGATGTTGCTCCGTCTTGTTCAGCGCCTTCGTAGCATCCCGCTGCGCATCCGCCGTGGTGCCCTTGAGGTCATACCACATGCCCACCACCATAGCCGTCCCTCCCACAATGGCCGCCACCCCCGTATAGGCCCATTTCAGCAGCGGCCGGATGTTCAGCCCGATGTGCTCACCAATGATCTGGGTCAGCGTGTCGTCGCTCATGACGTGTTTTATTTGAGATAATCCAGCAGCACCTCCAGCACGCCGGGCGGGACTGGGTTGTCATCGTGGGTGAATTCCGCCAGCGGCAGCGTGAAGGCAGGCGCATCAGTCACCTCCATTTGTTCCAGCGCGTTGATTTCATCCACCGCTTTGATCTGCTCCTCACACGGCACCAGCCAGGGGCCGCCGCGCTGTTTGACCAGGCTCTCAGTCGCCGATTTGTGGTCATTCACAAAAGGAGCCAAAGAACGAATCGCCTTGGCGATGGCCAGGCGCGTCAGTCCTGTGAAGCGAAAAAACACCTTTTGGGGTTTCCCCTCCACCAGATGAGTGACGGCCCCGCTGAGGCCGGTCAAGGCACCGTGAATTTGAAGAATCTGGGAGAGTTTCATGAAGCTGCGGCAATCGAGTTTTGAACTTGGGCGATCAGTGCCATTCTCGTCTCGTAGCTGAGTTTGGCCGACGCATCTGCCAGCTCCTTCACTGACGCGTCAAACAGCGCATAAACTCGGGCATTCACCACTCCAAGAATAACTTGGGAAGCGTATTCTTCGGTGGTCAGGCTGGTTTTCGCTTGCGTGTTGTATTCCGCTGCCAGCGATTCCAACGCCGTCGTCTGTTCGGGATTGAGTGAGATATTGAGGTTCATAGAATTATGATGCGGCCATCAGTCCGTGTGAAATGAGAATATCACGAATCGTGGTGGCCGAAGGCGAGGCGTCATAGGCCGCACGGTTGCCGCCATTCAGAGTTACAGCACCGCGCGCCACACTCCCAGTGCCACCCGTGATTTCCAGAGCCGCACCTGTGCCCGTCGTCACATTGTGACCCTTGATCACCTGGGCCGTTGGTGTTGTGGCATTATCTAGACCGAGTTGAAGTGTGGCAGCAGCAGCTCTTCCAAGGATCAAATCTCTCGTCGAAGCCGGAGAGTCATTCGTCCAGCTAAGATTCGCGGAAACGCTAATATTGACGCCTGGATTATAACCTGACCCAATTCCCATAATAGCAACGCCAGACCCAGGAAACACTTCATGCAACATGAGCATGTTAACGTCTGCGCGTCGCCCTATGGAGGGGCTTGATCCGGCATTTAGGGAAATTGCTCCATCTGTCGCCCGCGCGGACAATTTACTGGAAGAGCCCGTTTGAAGATCGAGCAGCAGTGAAGAGCCATCACTGGCAGTGTTGGTGATATTCAATTTCAGCGCAGTCGGTGTGCCGCTGGTGTTCCACGTCCCCGCCAGATCCAGCAGGCTCGTTGCCTGGCTGCCCGTCAGAGAGTATCCACTGAACAGTGCCGTACGCTGTGCCGCTACATCTGCCGCTTCGATCAACGCCGCCCCCGCCGCGCTCAGGGTAAACTTGCGGTCAGCCCCGGATTGCGTGCCATAGAAAAGTCCGCCTGTGGCCGCCGTGGCCGCCGTGAGAGATGCGAGTGTGGCTGCCGAAGTCCCCGCCAGCAGCAGCGCATTGCTGGCTCCGCCGCTTCCCGTGCTAGAACTGGGCCCCGTGCCGCCCTGCGTTGGCTGAGTGATGATTTCGTACGTCAGCGTCTTGTTGCCGCTACCGCCATGGATGGCGCAGTAGCTCACCGCTTGCTTGAGCGGTTGCTTGAACACCAGTGTTTCGCCCGCACCTGCCGCTAGAGGCAATCCCAGACTCGCTCCCGAAGTCGCCGCTGGCTGTCCCAGCAGTCGGCGAATCAACGTGTCGCTTTCATTGATCACCCTCACTCCCCAGGTGCCCACCGGCAGGGTGAAAGCAATGTCGCCGGCGGTGGTGATGTTGGCGGAGGTGGGCATGGCGTCAGTTGGAAATGGCCGTGGTTGGCTGGGTGATGACTTCGTAGGTCAGCGTCTTGTTGCCAGTACCGGCATGGATGGCTCCCACCATCAGCGGCTGGCCCAGCGCGCTTTGAAATAAAATGTTTTCACTCGCGCCTGCCGCCAAAGGAATCCCTAGCGTGCTGCCACTGGTGCCTGGCGAGGCTCCCAGCAGCCGCCGGATCAGCGTGTCACTCTCATTCACGATCCGTACGCCCCACGCACCGGCCGGCAGTGTGAAGGCGATGACGCCCGAGGTGGTGATGTTAGCAGAGGCGGGCATGGCGGCATTATGTATGGGATGATTCTTCGGAAATGGCAACGCATGGCTGCGCCGGAATCAAACCACTGTGGGGCTTTGCAGCCGCTTCAGCGCCGCCGGTGCATCCGCCATCTCGTCCCGCAGCCGTTGCCGCAGGTCCTTGGTGTTCACCCACTGGTCCCGCGCCCGCGCCAGATCCGCGATCGTCGCCATCTGCACGTCCACCAGCGCCTTCTCCTCCATCTCCTTCAAAAACCCGTCCACAAACTCCGCCTGAAACAGCGGGTCCGCCCCCAGTTGCGCAAACAGAGACGCACGCCGCTGCGCCTGGTCCAGCGCCTGCCCCGCAGCCGGCAAAAAAGGTGCCGCCGCCGCTCCTGCGGCAGACTTCGGGAACACCGGGTTCAAAGGATTGATTTGGTCCATAAAAATTCAGGTTTTTTTCCACTGCTCACTGTCGTCAGGCGGCTCCTGCGGCATCACCTTGGCGATCTCTGCCGCATTCGTCTGCGCCTGGTCCTTGCTCAAAAACTCCCGCGCCATGCCCTGCCGCCCATGCCAGTTCCCCGCGCCCAGGTAGTAGCTTTCCGTGCCACGGTCCGGTCCCACCCGTGAGCACAGCACCTGCACGCAGTCAAAATGCTCCATGAGCAGACTGATCGCCCGCTCCACCTGCGTGGCGGCCCCCTGGAAGTGGTCTGGAATTTCAGCGCTCATAGGGGGTCTTTTTCAGGTTCGTTCGTTTTTTTGCGTCTTCTTGCGCCTCTTTGCGGCCATTCTCCTCACTCCCTCACACCTGCGGCTCCACCGGCCCGGGGCCGGGATTGAATTCCTTCATGCTCTCCGGCCTCCCCGTCGCCGGGGCCTCGCTCGTCGGGTCCTGCTTCGGCGGCCCTCCCGGCGGGGCATTCAGCCCGCCCGCCTGCTGCTGCGCCTGCTGCTGCATCTCCGCCGCCTGTTGCTGCTGCGCGGCCATCTGCTGCGCCTGCTCCTGCTGCATCTGCGCCGCCTGGATCGCCGCGATCGTCTTTTCCGCGTCATTGCTCCCATTGCGCTTGAGCAGATCGGTAAACTCCTCCGCCGTCGCCTGCATCGCTGCGTAGCTGCCCAGCTGCATGTAGTCCAGGATGATCTTCTTCCGGTTCTCCGTCTGCGCGATCTCCTCGCTCTCTGTCGAATCCGTGAGCACAATCTTGACCATGTTCGCCAGCGTGTCCGGCTTCGCCGTTGCCATGAACTGCGCCAGCACTACCGCCGCCGGCGCCTTCATTTTCGGCGGTGGCCCCATCGGCTCCGCCATGCCCGTCTCTACACCTGTCTCATCCTCTGCGCGCAGCGCACCCTCCGAAGCCTTGGCGAAGGATGGGCTTTCTTCTTCCATCCCTTCAGCCATTTCCGCTCCTTGTTCCGGCGCGCTTTCTCCAGCTTCCTCCCCATCCACCTCCACCATCAAATCGCCAAACAACTCCTGCGCAAACTCCATATCGAAGCAGTCGCGCTCCACCTGTGCCCACACGCGCAGCAGATCCTGGTGACCGTCCCGCAGGTCCTGCGCCGTGCTGTTCTGCGCCCGCCCGCGCTGGCGCTCCAGCAGTTGCAGCCCGCCCAGCGTGTTCGCCGCCGGCAGCCCGCTGCTTTCCGCCTGGTCCACCGTCATGCCGCCGCCGCGGCTGGTCATCGTCTGCATCCCCACCGTCATGTTCTCGCGCAGCTCCGCCGTCTCCGCCGGCACCACCTTGACGTCGATGATCTCGTTGATGCTCTGCGCCGGGTTGCGCTTCCGCCACAGCGTCGGCCCGCGCAGCTTCAGGCTGCCGCCCGCCCAGGTCTGCTCCAGCGCATTGGGATCAAACGCCGTGATCTTCCCGCTCGACTGCTGCTCGATGTGGATGCGGCACCAGCAGGCATCCACATGCTGGCTCAGGTCGTCGTGCTGCTCATATAAGCCTTCGCCATAGGCGCGGAAGTTCACCTTGCCGATCACCGGCATGAAGTACGGGTGCATCCGCACGTCACTCTCCAGCACCAGGCTCGTGGGGTCATACGCCACGGGCTGCCGCGTCTCCCAGTCGATCACGCAAAACACGCGCTCCCGGCGGTTGTCGGCGTTCCAGTCGTAGCGCGAGTACAAAAACAGAAACTTCCGCTGCGCCAGCGCGCCGGGGTCGATGACGACGTTGTTGCTGTCCGGGGATTCCCCCATGTTCGCCTGCGGCGCCTGCTGGTTGGTCGGGTCCCCCTGATTGCCCGACTGCGCGGCGGTGCTGTACTTCTTCTCAAACTCTTTCCCCGCATCGGTCATGCGGCTGCGGTCAAAGCAGTCAAACAGGTCATCCACCGCCATCATTGTGAAGTGCCCCACCAGATCACTGGCATCCAGGCTGGGCTTGTTCACTTGAAACAAAAAATCGCCGGGATGAATGAACTCGATCACCGCGCCCTGGTGGTCCTTGATCACATGGTCCACGGTGTACGTCCGCTTCGTCAGCTCCGTCGGCGCATGCGGTACCGTGCCTTCCGGGTACTCCACAAACACGCGCGGATCCCGCTTCAGGATGCTCTGGCGCGGGTTCGCTGGGTTGACGATCCATTCATCCAGTTCTGTCACCATCCGGCCCGTGCTGTCCTTCAGCGGCACATCGCCCGACTGGTTGAGGTCACGCACGCAGCGCACCTGCCGGGGCTCCGTGCGTAGCTCGCGCTTCTGCACCACCTGGCACACACTCTGGCCGATGTTCAGGCACATCAGCACACTCTCGTTTTTTAGCAGCCGGCCCAGCATCAAACGCTCGGCTTTGGCGCGCAGGTAGCGCTGCAGCAGCGGCAGCGCCGGGTTTTCATCCTCTCCTCCCTCGCTGCGCACCTCGATGAAGGCCGTGCCGTCCAGGCTCGTCGTCAGCGCCGCATGGTAGCCGCCCACGAACTGCTTGCACATGTTGAGCGACTTGTTGCACATCCGAAACAGCACCCCGTCCCGCTCCGGCGGCAGGTGCAGCCGGTCGCTGAAATCGTTGTGGTAGCGGTTCATCCACGCCAGCCGCTTCCACAGCCACGAGTCAAACGTGTAGCTCCCCGGAGCGCCCGTATAGCCAAGATCCAGGTGAATCTTCTGCGCCAGATTGTAGAAATACTCCACCATGCGCGTCTCCATCTCCCGGTTGATCGGCAGGGTCGTCTCAAACATCACACGGCGGTCATCAGGCATAACCCCGCATTATGGGGTGACTATCCAGCCACCGTCAACGCATGCCTGCGCTGGTGGAGCCCTGCGGCTCCACCAGCGCCCTCCGTAGCCCGCAGGGCGAAGGATGTGCCCCTCTCTTGTCCCTTCCGTCCTTTCTGTCCCTTCATGTCTGGGGTGAGTATTCGTCATTGACTCGAAAGCGGTTTCGTGATGAAGTGCGGCACCGATGGAATCCAAAATCGAACGAATCAAAGCCGCGCTGGCTCAGCACATCACGGAGGCGGAGAAGTCCACTGGAGCGAAGTGGGATGCTCAAAAAACGCATTCTTTTTTCAGCCTCGAAGAGGTTTTATCCCGTGAAGACTCGATGGCTGTTGTGATGTCTGCACCTCCTTTTGCACTTGGAAGATGTGGAGCCATCGCAGTTGGTGAATCTTTCAGAGAAAACGCCGCCTTCATAGCTACTGCCCGCACCATGTCGCCCGCCGCATGCAAGGGGCTGCTGGTGGCGATTGATGCGCTTCAGTCCATTGATAATGGCGACTCTGATGTGGCATGGAAAGCTTGTGACGCCCTCGCCGCCATTGAATACCTTTTCCCAGAGATCCCATGACCCACCTCGCCCTCTCCCTGGACCCCGCCACCATCGGCGGACTCTTCACCGGCCTGCTCATCCTCCTCCTCACCCTGCTGCGCAAAAAAATAAAATGAAACCCTATCGTCTTCACCTGATCTATCTCCTCGGCGCCATCATTACCTTTGGCGACATAGTCACCAATCCAAAAGTTCGGGAGATGGTTCTCTCACCCGATGCCGATAAAGATCACATCACCGGCACGGCCATATTTTTCTGCGCCGTCTGGCCCCTCTGGTGGTCGGGCCGCTTTTTCAAATGGATCAAACAATGAAAGCCCTCATCCTCGATGTGGATGGCGTCCTCAACGGCCACGGCGTGCGCGGCCTGGACCCCGAAAAACTCGACCTCATCGCCCACATCGTGGTGCAGACCGGCTGCGTCATCTGCCTTTCCTCCACCTGGCGCCGACTGCCCGACCAGCGCGGCCGGCTTATCCACGCCCTGCTCGATCGCGATGTTGAAATCGAGTACCAGACCCCCATCCTTGACGAGGCATCAGGCTCCATCTTCTCCGCCAAAACTCGGACCGATGAAATCCAGTCCTGGCTCTCCAGCGTCCGCCGCCGCCACACCCTCGAAAGCTTTGTCATCCTTGACGACGATCCCTCCTGCGAAATCTACGGCGATCTCCTCCCTCACCTCGTCAAAACCGACACCTACACCGGACTGACACCCGCCCAGGCTCAAGAGGTGATTGAACGGCTGAACTCATCTCTGACCACAGAACCGCCGCCATGGGCCCAACCCAAAATAAAACCTCCTGCGACCTCTGCGACTGGCAGGGCGAAATGGCTGAAATTCTAACCGCCAAGAATCCATTCAATGGCGATTTGGAGATTCAGGGCTGCCCGCGCTGCTTCGCCATCGACCAGTTCACATGGCTCTGCGACGTCCCCGGATGCACCAAATACGGCGGCATGCTTTTCAAGCTCGATGGCGTCCAGCGCCACACCTGCTGGAATCACAGCGAACTGCTCAAACAACTCACTGCCACCAAACCCGCACCATGAGCGCCACTCTTGAACGTGCTCTTGCCAAACCTTGGTACTATCGCACCGATGAAGAAATACTGGCTGTTTTTCGCCATGATTCCCAGAGGCTGTGCATTCGCTCTCTCCGCGCTCCCGGACCCAAAGGCGGCTGCCATTTCATCGCAGGGTATCAATCTTTCCACGGCTCACGCTGCCGCCGCACGGCTGAAACCTGCGATTTGAAATAAACTCCAATTCATGATTCTGAATGGCAAAATCGTCCCCCACCAGGACCGTGCATGTGGCTTTAAAATCAAGATGGGAAGACAGTATGCCAAAAACGCTGATCGCATGGCCAAAAAACATGGCAAACAATACGGCGTTTACCTTTGCCCTTACTGCCAAGGCCATCACCTCACGACCAAGATTGAAGTCGCTGAAAAATACTTTTCTGAGCTTCTTTATGTGACGGCCCCCATTGAATCAAAGTAGCCGAACCATCCGGCTCTCCAAGTCTCCCTGTCTGATTGTCTCATGGTCTGAGCTCCCTCCCGCCCGCGCCTTCGCCATCGCATCCAGCGCCCCGGCCTTCGCCCCAGCCTGCTGCCGCTGCGCCGCCTCCAGCACCCGCCGTGCCTCCGGCGCCAGCTGGTTCATCCAGCGCGCCTGATGCTTCTTCAGCTTCATCACGTCCTGCGGCTGCCGGTCCTTGAACAGGTCCTGCACGCTCGGGATCTTCGCCCCGTGCTTCGTCAGCACCTCCAGTTGCGCCTTCACCGCCGGCACATCCACCTCCGGCTGAATGAGGAGGCGGTACAGCTCCGCCCGTGCCCGGCCCACAGCATCACTCGGAAACTGCTGCCCCCTCGGCACCGCCGGCAGCTTGTTCTTCTCGCGATACTTCGCCACGTCGTCATACAGGTTCGGGTCCGCCGGCCGCACATCCAGCCCCACCAGCATGCGGATCAGCGCCTGCGTGGGGTTTCTCGCCGGGGCCAGCTTGCTCGGGCTCTGCTCAAAGGCTTTCCGGATCGTCCGCGCACTCGTCCCCTCCAGCTTCACCCCGCCCGGCAGCGGGATCGTCGGGGCGATCGGTGGGGCCAGCTCCGTAAACGCATGCTCCACCAGTTTGCCGCTCGCTTCGCCTGTGCTCATGTCATCTTCATAAATCCGCCGTCCCGTGAAGCTATCCTTGTTCATGGCAGACTCCACCAGCAGCGACAAAAACGGCGAGCCTGTCAACATCTCACGCGCCTGCCGTGCCAGCCACGGTTCCTTGCTCTCAGCATCTTCAATGCGCGTCGCCAGCCAGTCGCCGAAGGGATGCGTGTTGCTCAGGTCCCACTGCTGCAGCCCGCCGTTGTTATCCCGCCATGGCAGCAAAATAGAGAATAGCGAGGAATCCCCCGCGATCGGGCTTAGCAGGCGCCCGGCGCGGCCCTTCAGCGCCTTCATCACATCTTCCTTGTCCCGCTCGTCCTTGAGCCCCAGGCCCAGCGTCCACATGAGCAGGCGCATCTCGCCCATCGTGAGCGCGATCTGCGTCAGCAGCCGCGGCAGCGCCAGCGTGGCGATCGTCGCCAGCGGCTTCTTCGTCAGCCCGTTTTTCAGGATGCGGAAGCTCTCCCGCTTGAAGCTCAGGAAGGGGAAGGCAAAGCGCCCCAGCGCCTTCAGCGTGCCGCTCGTGCCTTTGTCGTAGTAGGGGAACCACTCGCGCACGTGCTCCGCCGCCTGTTTGCTGTCCATGCCCATGCTCTTCGCCTTCAGGTAGGCCGCGGCCTTGTAGATGTCATCCTCCAGCCTCCAGGCCGTGGCGGCCAGTTCCAGTCCCTGCCCGGGCTTTTTCAGCAGCCCCTGAAAACGCCGCGCCATGTGCTCCTTCAGGCCATACAGCCAGCTCATATTGCCGCTCTCGGCATCCCGCAGCACCGTCGCCGCATCGGGCACCAGCTGCCGCAGGCTGCGCTTCACTTCGCCGGTCAGGAAGTCGCCGCCCAGCACGCCGCTCTCGTACATCTCCCGATAGTCTGCCCCACCGTCCCGCAGCACGCGCAGCGCCTCGGCGTAGTACGTGGCATTGCCGGGGTTGAGCGGATTGCTCCCCGCCAGATGCGCAAAAGCGATGTTGCCCACGATGTTGCGCCCGTGGCTGCCCGGATTGAGCACCGTCTTGCCGGTCTTGAACAGGCCCAGCAGTGCGTCGTAGAATTTCATCCCCAGCCCCGGCAGCTCGGTCAGTTGCTGCACCTCGGCTGCCACGTCGTCACGCAGGTACTTCCCGGCCAGACTTCCCAGCTTGGCCGTGTCGGGCATTTCGGTGTAGCCCAGCGTCGGGGCGTCCCGCACGTAGTCCGGCACGCCGGCAATGTAGTTGAAGAACTCCGCCGTGGCCACGTCATGCCCCATCTCGGCGATCTGCCGCGCCACCGAGTAAAACGGATCTTCAATCAGCCCCGCCTTGCTGTGCTCGTCGTAGCTCAGCGGCGCGCGCTTTTCAAATCTTCCTCGCAGCTGCTCCTGCAGCCGCTCCACCACCGCCCGCTGCTCTTTGCTCAGTCGGCCCGGATTGTTCAGGCTGTCCCGAGTCACCCCTGCCAGCGCTGCCTTGTCGGCCGGCGTCATCCACGGGTAGCGCCCGGCATTGCCCTTCTCGGCCGCCTGCAAAATCTGATCCTTGAGGAATTCCTCATACCAGCCGCGCATCTGCTCCTGCGTGTCAAAGCGGTACGTCGGTCTTCCCATGTTGCCGGGGTGCATCACCAGCGCCGGACTGCCGTCCGGCTGCTTCGTCTGCGTGTCTACGATGTGCCAGGCCGTGGCCGTCTGGGCAAACAGGTTGCGCAGCCCCAGGCTCATCTGCCGCATGAGGCTCTTCTCTTTTTTGACGTCGTGATCGTAGTAGTGGCTGGTGCCCTCCCGCATGGCTTCAAACGTCTGCAGGCCGATCCTCCCCGCCTTCACCATGCGCCTGCCCAAGTCATCACGCAGCTTGAGCAGCGCTTCCGCCACCCGCCGCTCCTCGGGGTTGAGGCTCTCCATCGTCACCCCGCTGTCGATCTTCGGGTTCATCGCCAGAAACATTTTCCTCCGGATCTCCGGATTCTGCTGCGCCTCACCCACCACGAGGTCGGACAGCTTCGGCTTGCCCGCCAGCGCCCGTTTGCCGATGTCCAGCGCCACCTCGTTGCTCAGCCCCTGATTCATCGTCATCTCGCGCTTCTTCGCCAGCACATCCGCCGGCAGGGAGGCATCCGGCACGATCTGCCGCACCCCATAGTTCCAAAACCGGCGCATCTGCCGCCGTGTCTGCGCCATGAGCTCCTGCCTCTGTGCTGGCTTCAGCTT